TGTTTCTCACTCCTTGTTTTCTTCGTACTTTCGCTGGTTTTCTGCCTGCGTTCCGGCGTGAGGCTATCCCGGATGGCTTTGGTCTGCTTTTCGCGGCGCTCGTCCGTCCATGGGATGCCTTCCTTACGGAATTCGTAGTCGCGTTTGACAGTCGAGCCATCTTTGAGATGGAATGTAAGATGCGTCAGCCCACGGACCGAGATGAAGTCGATGCGTTCCTTGAATGCTTCCTCGCCGAATTCCTCAAGACCCAGCACCTGTGCGATGATTTCCTTCAGATGATCCTCACGCAGGCTTTTCCCGGGATGCGTTTTCTTGTCGGCGCATGACCAGTAGGCGTTTTTATGTCCGTCTGCCATGGTCGTGGTCTGCTTGCGGTAGTTGCAGTCGCATTCCTCGCATCGGATCTTCGTGGTGAAGCAGGTGATGTCGCTGCGGGTCGTCGGATGCCGTTTCCTGTATTCGGAGGCTCTTTTCCTGTGAGCGTCCGTCCAGCTTTCCTTTTTCGCGTTCCGGTACCAGTGGTGTTCAAGAGTGCTTCCGTCCGTGAACTCGAAGATCATGGTCCCGGCCTCGGGTATGGTGATCTGCTTCACGCGTTCGCTGAAGGCATCCTCGTCGAATTCCGGTGTTCCGAGCATCCGGGCGCATTCCTCTTTCAGTACGTCCTCGCGGATGGTTCCGCTCTTGCAATACGGGCAGTTGTTCCTTTTATGGGATGTGCAGGCCCAGAAGGTATATTTCTCGCCGAGCAGGCTCATCTTTGCGCGGTTTGTTCTTGTGGAACGGACGAAGCTCCGTCCGCACAGTCCGCATTTGATTTTCGTGGAGAAGCAGTTGAGCGTGAGCGCTTTGTTGCCAAAGCAGCCGAGCTCCCTGCGCCGTGCCATCTCAGCCTGTACGTAGTCGAATGTCTCTTTGTCGATGATGGCGGGATGCGTGTTCTCCACGTAGTATTGCTGCAGCTCGCCGTGGTTCTTCTTGACCTTTCCGGTGATGGGATCGGAGACGTATTCCTTCTGGTAGAGCATGTTGCCGGTATAGGTGACGTTCGTGAGGATCAGCTTCAGGTTGGAATCCACCCAACGGTAGCCGCCTCTGGTCTTGATGCCTTCGGCGGCGAACTCCTTCTCTGTTTCCTGCCGGGATTTCCCGTCAAGGAAGTTCTGGTAGATGCGCCGCACGATCGCGGCCTCCTCAGGGACGATGACCATCTCGTCACCTTCCCACCGGTAGCCGTACACGTTCATGTGGCCGTTGGCGTATGGAATGCCTGCCTGCATGCGCTTTCGGATTCCCCATTTCACATTGGTGGAGATGCTCTCGGATTCGGATTGTGCGAACGAGGCGAGCAGTGTCAGCATGACCTCGCCGTCGCCGGACAGCGAATTGATGTGTTCCTTCTCGAACCGAACCTCGATGCCCAGGTCCTTGAGATGCCGGACGGTCTCCAGAAGGTCGACCGTGTTCCGGGCGAACCGCGATATGCTCTTGGTGAGGACGATGTCGATTTTCCCGGCCTCGCAGTCCTCGAGCATTCTCTGGAATTCCGGGCGTCTCGCCGTGCCGGTGCCGCTGATGCCTTCATCGGCGTAGACGCCTGCGTATCGCCATTCCGGGTTCTTCTGGATCAGCTCCGAGTAATAGCTTATCTGCGCGGAGAGGGAGTGGTGAAGCCGTTCGGTCTCCATGGACACGCGGGCGTATGCCGCCACCTTTTTCCGCGCCGGAAGAGCCTTGACCTTTGGCTCTATCTTTGTGATTTTCGGCATGGTATCACTCCTTTCGTCTCGTCCATATATCACTCTGAAACAGACACATAGCAAGTGCTACCGGGGTGACAGTGTGCCGATCACCGGGCTGTATTTCTCGCGCATTCTGGCATCGATGACCGCGTATTCCTCCTCGGTGACGAGCCCCTGCCCCAGCATCGCGCGGAACATCTCCATGCTGGCCTGATAGAGTTTTTCGCGTTCGAACTGCTCGTCAGTCATGCCCGTCACCCCCTTTGAACCGGTCCTGGATGTAGCAGACGTGGGAGCAGTACTTGCGGTGGCGGTTTCCATAGGCCGTGAAGGGTTTCCCGCAGCAGGCGCAGGTGAATGTGTAGAACGCCTTCCTGTTGATGTCGCCGGGGTGGCTGTTCCACCATCTGAGGCGGCAGGCGTCGGAGCAGAACCTCGCTTCCTTCCGACCGGGTCGCTGCGTGAGAGGTTTCCCGCAGCATTGGCAGTATGACTGGCCCGGCGTGTTCCCTCCATCGGGATCGGCGAGCCTTCCGGCGAGGTCGTTTCGTCTGCAGTAGGCCGATACCTGGCTTTTGGTGAGCCCGAGCGCACGGGCTATCGCGGCATATCCGTGTCCTTCTTTGCGGAGGCTGCGTATTTGTTCTTTTTGCTCTGTGTTCATGAAAACACCTCCCGTCGCTTTCCACTGGAGAAAGGACCGGGGTTTGAGCGGAAACAAAAAAGGCCCGCAGGCATTCCGACGAGGGAACGCCTGCGGGCGTACGGGTGTGGATGGTCATTTCACGCGGATCTTCCAGCCGATCTGGATGAGGTTCACGTTCCTGATGAGCGAGCCGTTGAGCTTCTGGATGGCAGAGACGCTTGTGCCGTACCTGCTTGCGATGGCCGAGAGCGTGTCGCCGCGCTTCACCGTGTGGTAGGCGGCGGATGGCTTGGCGGCGGATGCCCCTAGCTTCTCGTTAACCTTTGCCTGCACGGCGTTGTAGTCGTATCCGGCGGCGGTGAGCCTGTTCCTTCGGTTGTCTCCGTTTCCCCATTTCCCGGCGATCACCTCGGAGGCGATCTCGTCCACGGGCTTCTTCGCGGGCGTTGCCGCCGGGGTGCCGCCGGTCGTCGTGCCTTTCGCGTATCCGTTGAAGCCGCCGTTCTTGATCGCGGACGGGTAGTCCACGTAGGACAGGTCCATGTCGACGTTTCCGTTGATGCCGCTTACGCGTCCCGTGGAGGAATACTGCCAGATGCCGTAGGATCCGGCGTAGGTGCATTTCGAAGCGTACTGCGCGACCCAGTGGGTGTATGCGGTGAGCTTGGAGTCGTCCATCCTCTCGCGGAACCCGGAATTTGTGGAGCCGTAGATGCCGACGAAGTATCCGGCGGCCTCCATCGTCTCGCAGAAGGCGATCGTCGCCTCCGTGATCCCGGCCTTCGCCGAGGCGGGCTGCGCCTCGTTGTCCATGAACACCGGGTATTCGAGCTGCTTGCCTTTGAGGAGCTGGATGAACCTTTCGGCGTCCGCTTTCCCGGCGGTGGCGTTTACGCATTTCGGGCCGACGAAGTAGTAGGCCCCGACCGCGATGCCGTTCGCCTTCGCATCCTTGTAATTGGCCTCCCATTTGCTGTCCGTGTAGAATCCGTCATCCGAGCCTCCGGCCTTGATAATGGCGAACCGGACACCGGACGCCTTTGCCTTCGCCCAGTCGATGTTTCCCTGCCAGTGGCTTACGTCGATTCCTTTGATGGCCATGTTATTGTTCCTCCTTGTCGTTTCTGTCGTGCAGTTGTTCCAGTGCGTTTTTGAGCTTCTCCGGTATCGGAAGGCCGAGGTGTGCGGCGTTCTCGGTGAGGGAGAGCCCTTCGTTCGAGATGTAGAAGAAGATGGCCGCCGTCCTCAGGACCCCTTCGTGGCCGAGCACGTGGATGTCGAGGATGTTGGCGATGCCGACCAGGATGAAGATCAGCATTTTGCGATAGATCCCTTTGAATCCGACGGCGCTTGAGAGCTTCCTGTCGGAGATGGCGCACAGCACGCCGGTGATGTAGTCGCAGACCACGAAGATGATGAGCGCTACAAGGAGCCCGTCGCAGCCTCCGAGGAAGTAGCCGAGCCATCCGCCGATTCCGGCGAAGATGAGCTGGATGATTGACCAGAATTCCTTCATGTGTAGACCTCCTTTGAAAATTGGCATGAAAAAAGGCCGTCCGCGCGGTCGCGGGCAGCCATGGGTGCTGGTATCCGTATTCCGTTATCCGGTTTGCCTTGGGAGCGCCTCCCAGAGCCTCAGGTCCTCCTGTCCGAGGGACCAGATCGCGATCCCGCGGAGCCTCCACCGGTAGGCCGCCTGGTTCGCCCAGTAGACGAGCGAGTCCACGTCCTGGTAGTAGAGGATCGAGAATCCGTCCGCGTCCCCGAGGAACAGGCGTGACAGCCAGATGTTGATGTCCCGTGGCGTGACGGTAATCGTGTAGTCGCTTCCGCATTCGAGGGCGAGCTGCGCCGAGTGGTAGAACTCGTAGTCCATGGAGATGGATTCGCTTCTCGTGGCGGGTTCCTCCACGTCGGAGGTCAGCGTGAACACCTGGAACTCGTCGTCCCATATGCAGTCCGTGCGGCCGATCCTGCCATACTGCGTTACGGTGCCGTCCGGGAATGTGACGTCGAAGCGCTCGTATGGCTCGTAGGTCCATGCGTCGCCCATGCGGAGAAGCTCGCACACGGTCCGGTTGTCGCTCTGGTATCCTGCCTCGCCGCCGGTGAATCCGCTGGTGCTCACGGTGAAGCGGAGCGTGGAGGACGCGCCGGAATAGACGCGCACCGTGTTTCCCCGGATCCGCATCTCGATGGTGTACATCGTGGGGGCGGTCCTGAGGTCGGCCGTTCTTGTCTGGCTGATGCTCTGGCTGTAGCTTCCGAGTTTCGTGCTGCCGTCCCAGAGTTCCACGGCCTGCGTGTCATAGTCGAGGCAGCAGAACAGGCTTCCGCAGAAGACCCCGGCGCGTCCGGTGCTTCCGGAGGGGAACGCGAGGCGCGCCCGAAGGTGGATGTCGCGGAAGCCGTCGTAGTTCCATGCGAATTTCCCTCTTCCGTCAAGCTGCGAGTAGACGCGCTCCTCGGAGTGGTCGTCCTCCCGCCAGATCTTCCACGAGCCGGACAGGGTCTGCCAGTAGCCGGTGTCGAGCATGCCGTAGTCCTCGAAGTCCGCGTACCAGATGAGGGCGGAGTCGGGTTTCCTGCGGAGCACCTCGGCCGTGAGCTTGAAGCCTTTGTCCGGTTGGCATTCGTTCCCGTTAACGTCGATGAGCTTCCGGGGAGAGAGCGTGAAGGACGCGGACCCGGCGGACGGCGCTTCGGAAAAAGCGGAGCAGACGCGGAACCCGTGGAACTGCACGCCCTTCACGTCGACCGACACCGTGATGGTGTGCGACCCGGCGGAAAGCGTGATCCCGTTCGCGAGGCTCGCCCAGAAGGTGCTTCTCCAGTATGGCCACCACAGGCGGGACTCCGCGAAATGTTTCCTGGTTCCGTCGATCGACACGTAGATGCCGTTCTTGTCCCAGAAGGGATAGCAGAGGCGCACCGCGATGTCGTAGGTTCTGGAGGACGGGACGGTGAAGCGGTAGGCCGCGCTCCCCGCGTCGCCCATGACGGCGATGCCGTTTTCGCTGGAGACGATGCCGGAGTGGCTGTCCGGCGTCCCGTCGTGGTCCGCGTAGATTGTGCCGAACGTGGCTTTCTGCTGCTTGCCGTAGGCGGTCAGGTAATGATGCCGGTTGTAGGTGCCGTTCAGCTGCGGGTACTCGTAGCTTGTGGCGTCGCGGCCTTCCATGAAGTCGTAGACCTGCGGGAAGGCGTAGGGCACCTTGTTGTAGTCGTCCCAGTACGCGAGGATCGGGATGAACGGCTGCGGCGGCTTGTCGTCCGTGAAATTGTACTTGCCGGTCATCCAGTTCTTCGCCGCGTAGTAGGTGTTGGAGACGCCCCGGTAGGTATCGCCGAGGTTCTCCGGCGTGTCGTGGATCTGCCAGTTCCATCCGTAGGCGGGAAGCCCCATGAACACCTTGTCCGGTGTCATGACGCGGGATGCGTAGTCGTAGATGCCGTCCAGCCAGTCCTTCGGGGACACGGGCCCGGGGGCGGAGCCCGCCCATGCCATGCCGTAGCTCATGATGGCCGCCGTGTCGCAGTACGGGCTCAGGTCCGCGTAGACGCACCAGTTCTCGCCGCCGACCGAGCCGTTCACCGAGTCCATGCCGGGAAGGCAGATGTTGACCTTCTTCGTGCTGTCATAGGCTTTGACCGTGTTCCAGATGTTCCGGAACATGGCGGTGGACTTGGCGTGCGTGGAGTAGTCGCCGCCCCGTTCGAGGTCGATGTCCACGCCCGCGCACCACGGGTATTTCTCCATGATCCGGACAAGCTCAGTCAGGAACTTGTCCTGCGCGCCGTCCGTGTTCTCCCGGAGCGCGGTGAACACGCTGGATGTCCCGTCGTTCCGGACGGTCAGGAGCCAGGTGATGTGCGGATACCTGTTCACATAGGTGAGCATGCCGCTGATCGCCACGCCGGATTCCGTGATCGTCCCGGTCGCGTCCACCTTGAAGGAGAAGAGGCCGACCTGTGACAGGCGGTCCCCGTAGTTCTTCAGTGCGGTGTGCATCCTCGTGTTTCCCATGAACGTCCAGACCATGCATTTGCGGCCTTTGAGTACATCCAGGCTCATATCTGATCGCCGTCCTCCATTTCCCGGAACTCCACGTAGAGCCGTGCCGATTTCCTGTCCTCGACCGTCACCGGATGCTTGCTGTCCCCGGCGGCGGAGTATTGGAAGAACCCGTCCTTCGAGGAGGACTCGCCGTTCTTCAGGCACTCGCGCGTGGACGCGAGAAGGGAGAGCTCGTCACCGGCCGCCGCCGCTTCGGTGAAGGTCGCCTTGTGCGCTCCCGCCCCGAGTGCGAGGGAGACGCTTCCCGCCTTCATGCTCTGAATGGGCGTGATCTTCCAGTCGAGCCCCGCGGTGGTCTTGCCGAGGTTGAAGATGATGCAGGTCATGCTCCCGCGGACGATGCCGTTGTAGAAGCGTTTCCCGGAGACCGCGTATTCGTCGCCGGTCGCATATGCCTTCTGGAGTGTTTCGGTGTTGGGGACGTATCCGGAGAGGCGGTTTCCTTCCTGCAGCATGAGGTCGGTGAACCAGACCGTCCCCGTGCAGTCCTTCACCAGCGGTTTCACGGTGATTGAGACGATGCGCTTCTTTTCCTTTTTCGCGACGGTTTCCATGAACCTTGTGAATACCGGCATGATCACTCACCGTCCTCGGTCCACTTGATCTCGCTGACATGCCCGACCCAGCCGGTCGCGATGGAGCCTCCCTGAAGGAGCATGTCGGTGATGTTGATGGTCCCGGTGCAGTCGGTCACGCAGACGCGGACCCGTATCTTGCCGACATGTCCGTTCTGCGGGGAGACCGCCTGCGCCACATGTGAGAATGAAGCCATTTGGGCACCTCCTTTACATCAGGTCGATCAACCGTGTCTCCGTCGTCCCGTCCTCGTATTCGAAGGTGACCTCCACGCCGACCTGCCCGCTTTCGCCCATCGCGAGGTCGTCCGATGCGATCTGGCAGGAGAATGTGTAGCTGTCCCGGTTCGCCGGGGTCACGGTCTGCGTCAGGCTTTTCGTGGTGCCGAGCGCGCCTTCGCATTTGAAGGACGCGGTTCCGGAGACGCCGTTCTTCGTATCCACCTCGAATCCGGAGTTCTCCCAGTAGGAGAGGCCGGAGTCGGCTCGGGAGTTCTTCAGATGATTGAACGGCACCAGGTCCTGCATTTCCTGGCTGTCGACGAGATTCGCCCCGGCGAGCGTGTCGGCGGCGGCGTCCCACTGCGAGGAGGAGTCGCCGAGCTCCCGGAGAGTGGTCGACAGTTCGAGGACGGTGTTCCACGGTTCGCGCAGGTTGTACTCCCGGCGCACGATCCTTGTCTTGATGGAAAGGCCCAGCTCGTCGTCCTTCACGGTCACGATGTCACCGAGCTTCCACGTCTCGTGCCCGTAGCCGGTGAGGACGGAGAGGTCCATCGCGTTCAGGACATAGGAGACGCGCGGGCTGGCGTAGTCGGCGAGGCGCATGCTGGCGTACTCCAGCATCTGGTACGGGTTCGTGAAGTTCGAGCAGTCGAGCGTGGATATGCGGGTCTCGTCCGTGTACGTGGTGTCCTCGACGTACTCCTTGCCGTCGTTGATGGACGCGAAGGTCATGCCGTCCTTGCCGTAGGCGTAGAGCCGTGTGATGAGGCTCTGCGTGTCGATGACGCGCTTGATGGACTTCATGTTCTTCCTGTAGCAGAAGAGCGCGCCGGAGTCCATGCCGCTGAAGGCCAGAAGGCTCACGGTCCTGTTCCTGTTGTCGAAGATGAGGTCGCCTCCGTGGAGGTCCTGCACCTTCCTCAGGACCGCGAGGGCGTTTTTCTCCGTGGAAGTCCAGGTGCGCTTCGTGCGGACGTTGACGGTTCCGAGCGTCCAGCCGGTGTCCTTAAGCGCGTAGGCCATCGGGACGTCCGCCGTGTCCGCGTTGAAGGTCTGCTCCGTTTTCTTCACGGAGAACCCGAGGTCGTAGAACGCGGCCTCGGCGTACACGGAGGTGATGGCGGTGCCCTGCTCGCTCTTCTCGTCCGTGATCGTGCGGATGCGGTAGGTGTCGCCGCCGACGGAGATCTGTTTTTCGTTTTCGAGATACTGTCGCTTGACGTCGCGGAACGGGAGGTTGAATTCGAGCGTGTCGATGCCGTTGATCTCGCCGGTGACGATGATGTCGTAGGCGTTTTCGAGCACGGCCTCCGTGTTGTCGTCCTTGTCCATGACAAGGAGGCTTGTCCGATCTGCCATTTTCTGTCACCTCCATCTGCTTCGCGCCGTGATGACGAGTTTTTTGAATGCCGATTCTCCCGGAACGGAGAGGCTGATGCTTCTGAGGGTCGGCGTCTTGGATGCGTCGGTTGTCGTGAGCGTGAGCCGGAAGCGGATGTATTGTCCCGCCGCGGACTTGACGCTTCCGTCATCCCCGGGCGTCGCCCAGTCGCTCCAGGTCGCAAGGTCGTCCGATGTCGAGGTCTCGATGCTGATCCCGGTCCCGTCCGGCAGGTCCGCGTCCACGGAGGCAAGGCAGGTGCCTTCGATCCCGTAGGCGGTGGCTGCGGTGGTGAGCGTCCCGGACGATGGGTATGCGCCGCTCGTGGCTTTCAGGGTCACGGCGTTTTCAGTTGTGAGCCCGTCCACGCCGGCGTCGGAGTCGGCGGCGTTCGCGGACAGGGATTCCCTGAGCCACAGGGAGATGTCGTCCGCGGTGAGGTCGGAGTCGCAGTCGAGGAACCAGTCGTCGAAGTTCCCCGCGTACCAGTAGGAGTCGGCGTGCATGCCCCAGACGAGGTCCGCGGTGCAGGACGCGTTGAGCGTCCCGGTGAAGCCGAGGACGTCGGATTCCCAGACCGCGCCGGTGCTCCGGTTTCCGAGGATGTACTGGGCGGTCTTGGCAACCGGCTTGATGAGGCAGGCGATGAAATACCAGGCGGCGTTCTCCAGCGTGAAGGACGGCGTCACGGATTTGTCGAGGATCAGCGTGCCGGTCGAATCGTAGAGCATGATCCTCGGTTTTCCGGACAGGAGCGACAGGTAGAGGATCGGCTGGCCCGGGCCGTAGCGCGTGTTGAAGAGCGGGCAGAACGTGTTTCCGACCGAGTAGGTGGTCGGCATGAACCATCCGCCGACGGCGATCGTTTCGCCGAACGTCTGGAAGATCGTGCCGTCGTTCGTGACCTTGAGGTAGGTCCTCTCGGTCGACGGGTCGTTGATGTTCATCCGGAAGGATCGTCCGAGATGCCCGGTCGGAAGGCTTGCGGTCGTTCCGCTCCAGCCGCTGATCACCGCGCTCCGGCTTTTGCCGGAGGAGTCCGCAAGGCTCGTATTCGAGTCAGGTTCGGATTCGTTGAACCGCCACAGGCCGTCCGCGCCCCATGAGGATGGCACCTGCCCGGTGAACGCGTCCTGTGTATTGACTTGCCTCACGACCTTCGTCGTGCTGCTGTCCGCATCGATCACGAGCGTGTTCTCCCCGGTCTTTAGCTTCGGGAAGTCCAGGCTGTCGATGAGCGGAAGGCCGTTCCGGAGCGTGTTCCCGTCTGTGTCCGTGACCTTTGCCGTCATGAGCGAGGAGTCGATCACGAGGATCTCGTCCTTGGTGAGCCTTCCGCTTATTTCGAGCGCCTTGCCGTTTGTGGTGATGATAGCCTTTTTGTCCTTCGTGAGCTCCGCCGAGAGGGAGTAGACCGGGAGGGAGTCCGCGTTCCCGAGGCTCCGGCTCACCGTGAAGGTGCCGGGCTCGGTGAACTCGTAGGTCTCGTCCGCCTCGGCGTAGGCGTACGGGTCGGGGCACAGGAACGTGAGGTCGAAGGTGCAGGAGTTCCGCACAGCCTTGTCGAAGGAGAATCCGCCTTCGAGCCTTGCCCGGTATACGCGTCCGGGCTCTTTGTCGAGGATGAGGTCCTTGAGGCCGCTATCCGGGTTCAGCCATGCGATGATCTCGTCCTTACGTGCGAGGAACTCCTCGTCGGATCTGCCCGGCGGGATGAAGCAGGAGATCTCGATCTTTCGTTCTCCGATGGTCTCCCCGAAGTCGAACACGCCCTCGCGTCCCGGGACGGTGACCGTGTTATTGGTGAAGTCCGGCATCCTGTTTTCCTTCGTCTGCCGTGTGGCAAGGCCGAAGCTCTGGGATGTCCGTCCGTTGAATCTGAATCCCATTTAGATCACCGTTCCTTTCGCGCGGCGGCTTCCCACGAGCAGCGTGTTGAGCTGCTGGGAGATTTTCCGGATATCGTCGTCGCTCCTGACGCTCATCGTCTCGATGTTGATGAGAGGGCCGTTGTTGCCCGTGGAGGCATCGCTCACGGCGTCGCGAATCATGGAGCGAAGGGGGCCTGTGCCGACGACGGCCTCGTCCCCGGCCTCGCCTCCGCCAAGAAGCGTGCCATTCGACTGTCCGAAGATCGTCGCGTCCTTCAGGATCATGCCGCCTTCCATCGCCTTCTTGTACCAGGAGACGGAGAAGTGCGGGATGCTCGGCGGGTTCAGGCTAAAGCTTCCGGTTATGGAGAAGTGCGGGAGCTTGATCTTCGGCAGGCTCCACTTGAAGTTGAAGACATTCTCGAGCTTTCCGACGATCCCGGAGACGAAGCTCCAGATGCCGTTGAACACAGAGGAGAACGTCCCCTTGATGCCGTTCAGGATCCCGGAGATCGTGCTCTTGATCGTATTGAACGCTCCGGTGATGCCGCTCTTCATCGTGTTCACGACAGCCATCACGGCCGACTTGATGCCGTTCCATATCGAGGTCACGACGGACTTCACGCCATAGAGGATGGTGCTGGTCGCGGTCCCGATGGCGTTCCATGCCGTGGAAACGGCGGTGCCGATCGCGCCCGCGACGGTGGTGATCACGGTCCTGATCGCGTTCCATATGGTGCTGACCACGGCCTGGATGGCTGTGAGAACCGTCGTGATGACTGTCTTGTAGATATTGAAGTAGGTCGTCACCACGGTCTGGATCGCCGTGAATATGGTCGTGAGGAACGATGTGATGCCGTTCCAGATGGTCTGGATCACGGTGCTGATATCGTTCATGACGGTTTCGACGACGGTCCTGATGCCGTTCCACGCACCGGAGAGGAATGTGCCGATTCCCGTCACGGCGGTGGTGAACACGCTGGTGATCGCCGTCCAGATCGTCGTGAAGAAGTCCCTGATCGCGGTGAACACCGTGACCGCGACCTGCTTGATGTTGTCCCAGAGGCCGGTCCAGAAGTCCCGGAAGCTCTCGCAGTTATTCCACAGGTAGAGGAACGCTGCGACGAGAAGACCGATGGCTGTGATGATAAGCCCGATCGGGTTCGCGGCCATGGTCGCGTTGAGCCCGGTCATGACGGTCTTCACCGCGGTGATCGCCGAGGTGACCTTCGGGATGACGGTGAGGATCGTCCCCACCGATGTGATCAGCTTTCCGACGATGATGAGCACGGGCCCCACGGCTGCGGCGACGAGCGCGATCTTCACGATGGTCTCCTGCACGGGCCCGGGGATGGTGTTCCAGACGTCCGCGAACCTCTGGAGCGCTGCGGACATGTCCTGCAGAACCGGCTGGAGGACGGTTGCGAGGCTGTTTCCGATGTCCGCCCCGACTTCCTTCAGGGAGTTCAGGGTCATCTGGAACTGGTCGATCGGGTCGAGCGTCTCGTTGAAGGTGTTCTCCACGCTGCCGGAGAAGTCGCCGAGCGTGCCGGACAGGTCGTCGAGGTTGAGTTTCCCGCTCTGCACGGCGTTGTAGAAGGCTGCGCCTGCCTTGCTTCCGAACAGGTCGTAGGCAGCCTGCAGCTTCTCGGTGTCCGACTTGTTGGAGTTCATCGTGTCGGAGAAGCCCTTGAGCGCCTCGTCGAGGGTCATGCCGTCGTCCGCGGCGTTCTTCATGGCCTTCTTGAGACCGGCCATCGCCGTGGAGGTGTCAAGGCCGGACATCTCGACCATGCCCATGAATCCGGCGGCCTGCTGGGCGGTGAGTCCCATCTCCTTGAACTGCGCGGCGTTCTGGGACAGGTCGTTCGCCAGCGTGTCCATGGAGATTCCGGTCGCCTGCCCGGTGGCGTTGAGCGCGTCGAGGAGGTCGCCCGCGTCGTCCGTGGACTGCCCGAAGGCGTTCAGGACGGAGGAGACGTTGTCGACGGAGGTGGATACGTCTGTGTCATTGAGCTGCGCGAACTTGATGAACTTTCCGGACAGATCCTCGAGCGCCTGACCGGTCAGCCCGAACCTCGTGTTGACTTCGCCGACGGCAGCGCCCGCGGTCTCGAAGTCCGTCGGGATCCGGGTCGCGAGGTTCTTGACACTCTGCTGCATGTCCTCGAGCGCCTGACCGGACGCGCCGGTCTTCTGCGTCACGATATCAAGGCCGGAATCCACCTCGCCGAACGCGGCAAGGGAGGCGGCGCCGATGGCGGCGATGGGCGCGGTCACACCCTTGGAGAGGGACTCCCCGACGCCGCTGATCCTGCCTCCGACCTCCTGCATCGTGGAGCCGGTCTCCTTCAGGGTTGCGGAGATGGAGGAGTCGGTGTCCTTCGCTTCCTTTTCGAGGTTCTTGAGTTCCTGCTCGGTCGCGATGATCTCACGCTGCCATGCGTCGTACTGCTCCTGCGTGACGCTGCCGCTTTTGAGGCCCTCGTCCATCTGGTCCTGCACGGACTTGAGCTGTGTGAGCTTGTCCTTGGTCTCCATCACCGCCTGCGAGAGGAGCTTCTGCTTCTGGGCGATGAGCTCGGAGTTGGTCGGGTCGAGCTTCAGGAGCTTGTTCACGTCCTTGAGCTGCGACTGGGTGCTTTTGATTTCCTTGTTGACACCGGACAGCGCCTTCGAAAGACCGGTCGTATCGCCGCCGATCTCGACCGTGATGCCTTTGATTCTGTCAGCCATACGAAGCCTCCTTCCTTAGAATCTGTCCATCATTTCCTGTGTCGCGATTTCCGGGTAGTCCCAGTCGTCGTTGCTCATCTCCGCGTACATGTCGTTGACGGTGCCGATCGTCAGGAGGTCGAGCTCCGAGATGGAAAGCCCGATCTGCACGCAGCGGAGCAGGAAGAGCGGGGTCGTCATTTCCCGTTCTGTCGCATGCCGTTTTTTTTAACGGCCACCTCCTGCTCCGTGTTGAGCCCCCACAGCTCGATGATCTGCGGCAGGATCTCATAGATCGAGAACGTGCCGAACTCGTCCAGCCATTCCTCCGGAGTGTCCGGAACGGTCTTGTCCGCGTGCTTCGCCATGAGCCACGCGATGTTCTCGAACAGCTCGAGGCTGAACGTGTCAAGGCTGGAGTTTTCGGCGTCGCTTTCGTCGATGCCTTTCTGCAGTTCGCTCAGATCGCGGTAGATGTCCCTGTGGAACTTGTTCCGGTAGAGCCTCGGGATCGCGGCGGACGCGCGGAACGTCACCAGCTTGCCGTCAACTTCTATTGTCTTTGTCACTGCCATGTGTTCTCACCTCACTCGCCCGTGCCGCTCGTGGATGAGGATGCCGCGGTCGACGACGGCTCGTAGACCTTGTCGTACCATGCGTCGTACACGGCGTCGGTGGTGTTCGTGCCGGTCTTGACCTTCACGAGCCCGGACGGGAGCGGGGACACGGTGAGGGAAAGGGTCTCCGTTTGCACGTCCGTGGAGTCCTCCTTCGTGGAGCCGGACACGGACGGGCGGGTCGCCGAGCAGTAGTACATGCAGTGGCGGATCTTCCGCTGGTCGCCGGAGAACTCGAAGAGGAGAGCGAAATGCTCCGGCTCCACGTCCTTGTTCTCGGCGATGACGCCGTTGGCGTCCTCCGTCTCGTGCATCACGTCCGTGAGGAAGCTCTCCGGGATGAGGGCGAGCTCGAAGTCGCCGGAATACCCGTTGTTGTTCGAGACCATGTAGTACACGGAGTCGTCCGCGTAGAACGGGTCGTTGTCGCCCTCCGCGTCAAGGGAGAGCGATACCGCGCCGGGCATGGCGACGGGCGTGCCAAACGTGACCGTGCCGTCCTCGGCGAGCGTCACGATCGCGTAATGGCAGTTCTTGAGGCCGAACTTGACCTTGTTTCTCTTGTTAGCCATATCTGTTAACCTCCTATGATCTGTGTCTGGTACAGGACCTCGTACATCCGCTCATCCGCGATCCACACCTCCGATTTCTCGAAGGGGAGCTCATGCGAGTTGAGGATGTCCTCGATCCGGGTTTCCATATCGGGATCCTTCCTGTCCGTGTAGAGCTCGACGTTGAGCTCGTCGATCTTCTGGAAGACCGCATCGTCAGCGAACAGGTTGTCGCTTCCCGGGAACAGGAAGCAGATGAAGGGCGGGTCCGGGGACTCGCCTTCGGCGAAGTGGTCGTAGGCGACGGGAAGCACGGTCTCCTCGATCATCGCTTTCGTTTCCTCGAATGTCATGGGATGTCATCCTTTCAGCTTGCTTTCGATGGCCTCGACGAGCTTCTCGCTGCCGCGCTGCTCGGCGCTTGCGATGTGGGGCCGTGCGGCGACCCTTCCGCCGCCTCGCTTGGCGTGCCCGTGTTCGAGCAGGTGGGCGATCTGGTAGCGGTTCCTCGAGTGCACGACGAGGTCGATGGACTGGGAGTCCTCGTGGACGTTCTTCACGGACCATGATTTCTTGTATTTCCCCGTGTCCACCGGGGCGTTGTCCTGGATGTCCTTGCGGATGGATTTCGCCGTTTCCTTCACGGCGTCCTTCAGGTCGTCCGCCGCGAGGTCCGCGTATTTCCCGAGCTCCGCCATGATGGCGGAGTCCATGTCGTCGATCGATGTGTTTCTGCTCATGTGTCCTTCTCCAGCCTGCAGTTGAATTTGATCGAGTTGCGTTTGTATCCCATCGGGTTCACGTAGGTGATGTTGTAGGTCTTGCCCTCGGCGAGGATCCGGTATTTCGTGGATTCGACCACGGCGAGCTCGGAGCACCAGCGGCAGGTGAAGTCGAGGGACTCCTCGGGGCTGATGATCTCGTCGGTCGACTCGGAGCCGCTCTGCGTGCCGATTGTGGCGTGGCATGTGAAGTAGTCCGTCCATTTGGCGGTGTGGTTTCCGTATTTGTCGACCGTGACCGTGTTCTTCTGGAAGGTCACGGGGACGCGGAGGGCGGCGATGTTCATCAGAAGTCCTCCTTCCTGACGCCGAAGAGCAGCGCGCGGAGCGTGAGGTTCAGCTGGCTGTGGTTCGCCTCCTCGCGGTGCTCGTAGAGATACGCCACGGTGTAGAGGATGGCGATGCGCATGCGGATGAGGATTTTCTCCTCGCCTGACTCCCACTCCTCGTCGGGGAAACGGGCGATGTCCTGCACGATGCCTGTTGCGGATGCGATGAGATGTGTGATCAGCTCGTCCTCGTCGGAGGAACTGACCCTGAGATAGGTTTTCGCTTCGTCAAGCGTCACTTCCATAAGGCACCTCCATAAAAAAGACGGACACCTCCGGGAGAACCGGAGATGCCCGTGTGATGGTCAGCACGCGGATCAGGCGGATGCCTTGACGGAAAGGCCGCGCACGGCCTCCGGCAGGATGAGCTTGCCGTCGACCCTTTCGGAGGCGAGGAAGCCGATCTGCCCGTTAGCCGCGTACAGCTCGGACAGGCGCTTGAAGGAGCGTCCCTGGCGGTCGGCGATCCAGTAGTAGGAGAAGTCGCCGAACAGGATCGGCACGTTCCCGGCCGCCAGTTCCGGCGCGTAGATGCTCGTCCTGTACGGGCGGTTGAGGATGGTGTCCGGCTGGCCTGCGACCACGCTCGGCTGCCAGATGTAGTTTCCGTTGCCGTCCTTGATCTTGCGCAGCGCCTTGACGGTGGAGTCGTTCAGGATCCACACCGCGCGGTTGCGGTACACGCTTCTCAGGGAGTGGAACACGTCCATGATCTGGTCGAAGGTGAGGCTCGTGTTCGCGATCTCCGTGGTCGCCCCGTCGGTCGCCTTGACCTTGGTGAAGACGCCCTCCGGCTTCTTCTGGCCGTCGCCGACGAGGAACGCCTCCTCCTCGGCGGCACCGATTCGGCGTGCGAACTCGGTGGAGATGTAGCTCTCGAGGTCGAAGACGGAGTCGTTCATCAGCTCCTCGGACACCTTGATGGCGGTGCCGAGCTTGTACGCGGACAGCGTGATCTGGTCGAAGGTCTCGTCGGATTCCGGATACAGGCCGTTCTCCTCCATCCAGCTCGCCGTCCCGTGGGATGCGACGATCGGGATGGTGTGCGTGCCGCTGTCGGTCTGGATGACGTGGGCGATGGAGCGGAAGAAGTTCTCGTCGGTCAGCGCCTGCACGAGCTGCCTCTCGTATTCGTCCGGGACGAGGTAGCCGCCGTTCGCGTCGGTCCCGGCCTCGAGGACGTTCTTGACGTCGTACCAGTTGCGCTTGCGGATGGAATCCCAGAACGCCGTCTTGTACGCCTTGGACGCGATGCCCGGCTTGTCGTCCGGCTCGTCCTTTGCTCCCGGTTTCCCGGTGAGCGGCGCGGAGGTCGGCTGGGAGAGCATCCTGTCGATCTGCTCCTGGCGCTGCAGGCGTTCGATGTCGTGCGTGAGGTCGGTGACCTCCTTTTCCATCCTGTCATAGGTGGCGGCGTCCTCCGCGGACACGTTGCCGCCGCCCGTGGAGTGGGTGTCGAGGAAGTTCTTCGCGGCGTCCCACGCCTTGGCTCTTTTTTCCATAAGGTCCATGATCCTGGTCATTTCAGATTCCTCCGTTTCGTTTCAGTGGCTGAGAAGCGACAGGCGCTTCTGTAGATCTGCGGCCTTGACGGCCGGTTTCGTGTCTTTCTGCGCGGGTGCGCGCTTCGGGATGAGCTTGGAAAGAAGCGAGTCGGTGACGGCCTTCCGTGAGAAGAGCATCCCGGTCTCCGTGCCGCCCTCCTCGGCTGGCCCGGTGCCGTCCGCGAAGAGGATCTCGTCCGCGAATCCGAGCTTCTTCGCCTCCCTGGCGTTCATCCAGGTCTCGGCGTCCATGAGCTTCGAGATCTTGTTCCGGGACAGCCCGGACTTGAGCTCGTAGGCGTTCATGATGCTTTCCTTGACCTCGGAGAGCATGTCGATGGCTTTCTGCATTTCCTCGCTGTCGCCGATCGCGATGGTCGCGGGGTTGTGCACCATGAGCATCGCGACGGGGCTCATGCAGACCCTTGTACCGGCCATCGCGATGACGGATGCGGCGGATGCCGCAAGCGCGTCGATCTTGACGGTCACGTCGTACGGGTAGTCCATCAGCATGTTGTAGATCTGCGCGGCTGCGAAGACGTCCCCGCCGGGCGAGTTGATCCAGAGGGTGATGCCGCCCTTGCCGGAGTTGAGCTCGTCCTTGAAGGCCCGTGGGGTGATCTCGTCGCCGTACCAGGTCTCATCGGAGATCTCCCCGTCGAGGTAGAGCGTGCGGTCGGATCCGAAGCCGTCCGGGGTCTCGTTTCGCGCCCATAGCCAGAATTTTCTTGTCATAGGGGGTTCCTCCTTTCCCGGAGCCGGTCATCGGACTCCGATTGTTCCTGTGGTTCCTCTGCCTGTTCTTCCTGTGTTTCACCTTGTGCCTCCGTTTCACTGGGTGCCGAGGCCGCGAAGATTCCGGCGTCCTCGAGCTTGGTCATATTGCCGTTGATGAGGTACAGGTCGCCGCCTTCCTCGGCCGGGATGCGGTCGAGGTTCTCGAGCTCGCGGATGTCGTTCGCGCTCATCCAGCCGTTCTGGCGTGCGGTGGCGTATCCGTTCATGCGGCTCTGGTAGTCGCCTCTGAGAAGCCCGTCCACATTGAATTTGAAGAAGTATTCCTTCTTCTCCTCGGGGCGGAGGAGCGCCCTCCGCATGGACTGCTCCCAGCGGGAGACCCACGGGTCGAGCGTGTATTTCACGAATTCCAGGGACTGCTGCTCGATGTTGCTGAACGAGCTTTTCTCAAGGTCGCCGATCATGTGCGGCGGGATGCGGAAGATCCTCGCGATCTCGTCGATCTGGAATTTCCTCGTCTCGAGGAACTGCGCCTGCTCCGGTGAGATGGAGATCGGCGTGTATTTCATGCCTTCCTCGAGGACCGCCACCTTGTTGGAGTTGGCGGAGCCGCCGAAGGCCGTGTTCCAGCTTTCCCGGACCCGCTCCGGGTCCTTCACCACGCCGGGGTGCTCGAGGATCCCGCCGGGCGTCGCGCCGTTGGCGAAGAACTTCGCGCCGTACTCCTCGCAGGCGATCGCCATGCCGATCGAGTTTTTCGCCATTGCGATCGGCGAGTAGCCGACGAGCCCGTCGAAGCCGAGACCCGGGATGTGGAGCACGTCATACGGCGAGAGCCTGACTAGGCTCCCGGTCATCGTGTGCGCCTCGTCCTGCGAGGTCTGGTATTCGTAGTAGAGCTGCCCGTCCTCGTCCCGGTCGACGGTCATGCGGTTCGGCATGAGCGGGTAGAGCGCTATGACCTCGCCTTTGCCGTTCCGGATGATCTGCGCGTAGGCGTTGCCCCACAGGAGCAGGTGCGTCATGAGCGTTTCCCGGAAGACGAAGCTCGTCATCTCGGGGTTCGGTTCGTCGTGCAAAAGCTCGTAGAGCGGGTGGCCGATGGCTTTTTTCTTGCTGCCGTTTTCCGTGTAGCGGTACAGGTGCAGTGGCAGTCCCGCGATCGCCTCGGACAGGATCCGGACGCAGGAGTAGACCGCCGTCATCTGCATGGCGGAGCGTTCCGTCACCGTCTTGCCGGAGGTGGTCCCTCCGAAGAAGAAGCGGTAGGAGCTTCCGGCGGTGGAGTCCTTTGGCTTGTCGCGGCTTTTGAATATTCCTTTGAATATGCCCATGGGCTTGTCCTCCGTGTGTTTCAGATGAAAAGGATGCCGCGGCTGTCATAGACGGACTCGGCATTGTCGTTTCCCATGCGGATCGCGCGGTCGAGGGCCATGATGGTGGCGATCGCGCCGTCGATCTTCTCCGTGGATTTCTCCTTGTCTGCCTTGATGTTCCCGGCGGGGTCGGTTCGGATGTGGATGTTGTCCATCATCCAGCGGAGGACCGGATGCCCGCCGTGCGCGATGCGCCTTTCAAGGACGAGCTTCATGAGCTCCTTGGTGGGCGGGCTCATGTCCTTGAAGCCCTGTCCGAACGGGATGACGGTGAAGCCCATGCCCTCGAGGTTCTGCACCATCTGGACGGCTCCCCACCGGTCGAACGCGATCTCGCGGATGTTGAACCGCTCGCCGAGGCGTTCGATGAACTTCTCGATGTAGCCGTAGTGGATGACGTTCCCCTCCGTGGTCTGCAGGACGCCCTGCCTCTCCCACAGGTCGTAGGGGACGTGGTCGCGCCGGACGCGGAGGTCGAGCGTGTCCTCCGGCACCCAGAAGTACGGGAGGACCGCATACCTGTCGTCCTCGTCCTGCGGCGGGAACACGAGGACGAAGGCGGTGATGTCGGTCGTGCTGGAAAGGTCGAGCCCGCCGTAGCAGACGCGGCCCTCGAGGTCGTCCTCGTTCACCGGATAGTCGCAGGCGTCCCATTTATCCATCGGCATCCAGCGGACGGACTGCTTCACCCACTGGTTGAGGCGGAGCTGCCGGAAGGCGTTCTCCTCGCCGGGGTTCTGCTTCGCGCTCTCGCAGGCCGCCTTGACCTTGTCGATGCCGACCGTGATGCCGAGGCTCGGGTTCGCCTTCCTCCAGACCTCAGGGTCAGTCCAGTCCTCGGATTCGTCCGCTCCGAAGATGACCGGGTAGAACGTCGGGTCGTGCTTCCTGCCGTTCATGATGTCGAGCGCCTTCTCATGCTGCTCGTAGCAGATGGAGTGCGTGTCGTTCCCGGCGGTGGTGATGAGGAAGAACAACGGCTGCATCCTCGCGTCGCCGGATCCCTTGGTCATGACGTCGAAGAGCTTCCTGTTCGGCTGCGTGTGCAGCTCGTCGAAGATGACGCCGTGCGTGTTGAACCCGTGCTTGTTCGCGACATCCGCGGACAGCACCTGGTAGAAGCTGTGTGTCGGCAGGTATTCGAGGCGCTTCTGCGATTCGAGGATCTTCACGCGCTTGGAGAGCGCCGGGCAGAAACGCACCATGTCGACCGCGACGTCGAACACGATCTTGGCCTGGTTCCGGTCGGCGGCGCAGCCGTACACCTCGGCGCGCTCCTCGTTGTCCCCGCAGGTCAGGAGCAGCGCGATCGCCGCGGCCAGCTCCGACTTGCCTTGTTTCTTCGGGATCTCCACGTAGGCGGTGTTGAACTGCCGGTAGCCGTTCTCCTTGATCACGCCGAAGAGGTCGCGGACGATCTGCTCCTGCCAGTCGATGAGCTCGAACGGCTTCCCGGCCCAGGTGCCCTTGGTGTGGCAGAGTTGCTCGATGAACAGGCAGGCGTAGTCGGCGAGGTTCTCGTCGTAGTGGGAGGTCTTCTCCATGAACCGTGTGACCTTGTATTTCTTCAGTTTCCGTACTGCCAATGGAAAATCACTCCCTTCATGGCATAAAAATAACCGCATCGCTGCGGCTTCTATCAGTACGAGAGCAGGAGCCTTGAACGGCTCTGCTTTCGGAATATTCAAATTCAGGTTAATGCTTAGTTGTACTGCTTCAGGAGAACCGCGTAGGCGAGCTGGCTTGCTTCGTCTTCGGGCTCGATGTCCCAGCCGCGGTCGTAGTTCAGGGTGGTCCTGCCGCCGACCCGTAGCTCCATCTTCGAGATGCGGCCGCCGTCGATCCCGTAGTCCTCGGAAGGCTCCGCGTAGTGCTTCACCCAGTATTTCACGCTTGTCCCGTCGATCAGAAGCGTTCCTTCGTCCCACATTGTCGTATCCTCCGTTTGCTTGTGTTTTCCTTTCGGCGTGTACATATATCACTCTGGACGCCCGTGATAGCAAGTCGTTTCCGGATAATATATGTGACGATCCCGCGGCGGTTTCGCCTCGGCGGATTGTGTGGTTTACAGACTGAATTCGATGCCGTTGCGGCGTTCGGGTTCCTTGCTTCCGAAGCGGTGGTCGTCCGCGCGCGTCACCGTCCTGAGGCCGGTCATCCTGCATCCGAGTGCCGTCAGTCCGTAGATGCCGTCCATGAGCGCCGTGCTCTGGTCGGTCACCACGATCTCCTTGATGCCCGCGTCCCGCAGCGTGGCGGCGAAGTCGGCAAGCTCATGATCCCATGGAAGGTCCTCGACCTCGAATGCGTCCGCGCCTCGTTTCAGGCTCCGGTCGTAGGCGGTGAGGGCCTTCACCGCGCCTTGCGTGAACGGGTAGGGGAATTCCGCCTTCTCGCGTTCGTCGAAGGCTTTGACGCCGTCCCAGTCGTCCGCCGCTATCATGGCCTCGCGGTCCTTTTCCCGGATGGCCTTCGCCTGGTTGTAGGCGATCGCCGTTTCCCGCATTTCCTCGAGTCTGCTGTTCGTCTCCATCATGTGTTCCTCCTGGTTTTCGCTTGCCTGGCTTTCCGTGCCTTTCGGCATGTCTATACATCACTCTGTCCGGCGCATATAGCAAGCCGATTTTGCTATGAAAATCGATGGTTTTCCGTGTCCTTGGGATCAGGATTCCCCGGTCATGATGAAGCGGACGTATTCGCCGCGGTGCTCCTCAATGAAGAGGACCAGCTCGTGGTATCCGCGGTCGAACGCCAGCCGCTGCACACGGGGAAGGTCGAGCATGTTCGTGAGCCCGGTGTCCCGGATCGCGAGGATCTGCTCCCTGATGGTCTCCGTCATGTCAGTCACCGGCCTTTCGCACGAGGTCCTCGCCGTAGATCACGTTCAGGCCGCTTCCGTCGTCCCAGTGGACGAGGAGGCTCCCCGTGTCGTCGACGCCGTGGACGGTTCCTTTTGTTCCGATGGGCGGTGCCTGGACGTCGTCCATCCGCACGAGCTCCACGCGGGTGCCGTCGGGGTACATTCTCCGAAGGATCTCGAGCTGCTCTGGTCTGATCATCATGCCTGTACCTCCTCGTCCGCGGTCTTTTCCGGTGCGCCGTTCTTCCAGCTGGAGTTCCCGGAGAGGTCCTTCAGGAGGAGCCTGCGGCTTTCCTTGTATTCGGATCCGATGAATCCGAGGCGGAGCAGGAAGCAGCGGAAGGCGTATTTTTCGTTGGTGACCGGCGTCTCCTTGCTGCTGGTGCGCTTGAGCTCCTTCGAGAGCTTGCAGAGCAGGGAGATGAACTCGGTATAGGCTTTCGCCTCGGCCGCATCCGGCAGCTCGTTGAACCATGGGAAGGCGATGCGGTCCTCCTTGATCTCGAACCGCAGGTCGTCCACGCCGAGCGCCTTTTTGATGAGGCTTCCCTTGGCTTCGAGGATGTTCGTGAGGTTTCCGACCGAGGCCTTGTCCAGCGGGATCTCGACCGTGAGGCCGTTTTCCTCGGGCTTTGCCGCGGTTTCCTCCGGTTCCTCGGGCTCCTCCCCGGCGTCGGGCTCGGGCTCCGCGGCCTCCTGCGGCCCCGCTTCGAATCCCGCGTCCGCGAGGGCCTTGAGGACCTTTTCGGTTTCCTCGCCGTCCGCCTCGGCGTCCCATTCGAGCGTTCCGGTCTTGGTGACGGTCAGGTCGCCGATCTCGAAGTTGCAGGTCGGCATGTACTTGTATTCCGCCTTGGTTCCGGTGGTGCCGGAGATGATCTTGACCAGTTCCTTGCGCCGTGCGCCTGTTACGTTGAAGTTGATTCGCATTGTGTCTGCCTCCGTTTTCTGTGGTGTTTTCCTGCCTTTTCGGCATGTCCATACATCACTCTTTCCGGCCGTGATAGCAAGCGGATCCGGGGTATTTCCTGAGCGGAATATCCGACGATTATCCGAGAGGAAAACTGTGCTTGGCGTACAGGGGAATCAGCCCATGTCCGGTGGCCCGACCTCCTTCACGAGGTCGGCATACCGGAGCGTTTTGCCGTCACGGACGACGGATACATTTCCTGAATCGCCGGTGTCCTCCACGTAGCGGCGGAGGATGACCGAGGCGTATTTCGGGTCGAGCTCCATCGTCATGCAGGTGCGGTTCAGCTGCTCGCATGCCATGAGCGTGGAGCCGGAGCCGCCGAAGGTGTCGAGGACGATGGCGTTCTCCTGCGTGGAGTTCCGGATCGGGTAGCCGAGCAGGTCGAGCGGCTTGCTGGTCGGATGGTCCTTGTTGCGTTTCGGCTTGTCGAAATTCCAGATGGTCGTCTCGGAGCGTCCCGCGTACCACGGGTGCCTGCCGTTCTGGAGGAATCCGTACAGGACCGGCTCATGCTGCCACTGGTAGTCGGAGCGACCGAGCACGAGGCTGTTCTTCACCCAGATGCACACGCCCGCGAGATGGAATCCCGCGTCGACGAACGCGCGCCGGAAGGTGAGCCCCTCGGTGTCGGCGTGGAAGCAGTAGGCGGCTCCGCCTTTCTCGAGGTGGTCCGCCATGTTCCTGAACGCGGAGAGGAGGAAGTTGTAGAATTCCTCGCCCTTGAGGCCGTCGTTCCGGATGGTCAGCCCGTCCGACGCCTTGAAGGAGACGCCGTACGGCGGGTCGGTCAGGACGAGGTTCGCGCGTTTGCCGTCCATGAGTGTAGTTACATCTTCCGGCTTGGTCGCGTCGCCGCACATCAGGTGGTGCCTTCCGACCGTCCACACGTCGCCGGGCTCGACGAAGGAAGCCTTCTCCAAGGCGGCCGTCAGGTCGAAGCCGTCATCCTCGATGCCGGTGCCGTCGCTTCCGTTCAGGAGCTTCTCGAGCTCCTTGTTGTTAAAGCCGAGGAGCGACAGGTCGAAGGACTGGTCCTTGAGGTCGGACAGTTCGACGGAGAGCATGTCCTCGTCCCATCCGGCGTTCAGGGCCAGCTGGTTGTCGGCGAGGATGTACGCGCGTTTCTGCGCCTCGGTGAGGTCCTCGGCGAACACGCAGGGGACGGTCCTGTAGCCTTCCTCGCGGGCGGCCATGATCCTGCCGTGGCCGACGAGGATGTTGTAGTCCTGGTCGATGACCGCCGGGGAGACGAATCCGAACTCCCGGAGGGATGCCCTCAGCTGCGCGATCTGTTCCTTCGAGTGTGTTCTCGCGTTCCTCGCATACGGCACCAGTCTGTCGACCGGCACCTGTTCCAGTCTGTGTGTGTTCATGTCCTACAGTCCCTTTCTTGCGCGGAGCAGCCGTTCCATCACGTCGTCCTGCACGTCCGCGCCGTTGTAATCCGTCAGGCAGTTCTCCTTCACGACCTGGTAGATCTGGTACCAGAGCTGGTTGGTCTGCTTCATGTAGTTCTGCGACATCGTGACGAACGGTGAGGCGATGGGTTTTCCGCTGGTCGGATGCTTGGAGAGCATCGAGTAGCGGGAGATCGCGTGCTCGCACTGGATCCACCGGGCGACGCTCATCGCGTACTGGTCGATGAGCTGCCGGGAGACGAGCTTCTCGCAGCCGAGGCTCGCGAGCCACTCCCAGGTCTCCTTGAACACGTCCGCCGCGCACAGGTCGATGCCGCTCTGCTGTTTTTCGAGCATGTAGTCACGCGGGTCCGGCGCTTCGCGCCCCTCCATGTCCGGAGGCTCAGGGAGGTCCATGATCTGGAGCTTCCTTCCGCCGGGGTTCCCCGCGTCGATTTTTTCCTTGATCGCTTTGCTCGGGCGTCCCTGCCCGAAACGCTGACCGCCTCTGGCAGTTCCGTCCTTCGCCATGAAATATCCGCTCCTTCGAAGCCCGCGTGGGGCTATTCCTCGTTTGTTTTCGCTTTTTTCGCACGGAAGACCCCGCGCCGTTTTCCGCTGGGGCAGGCGACAGAGATTTTGACCGCCCCTACCGGTCGCCGCGCTCCCTGTGGATCCTCTCATGGCAGGAACGGCACAGGCTCATGAGGTTCGACTCGTCGTTCGACCCGCCCTCCGAGAGCGGGACGATGTGGTGGACCTCCTCGACCGCGACGTACCGTCCGTGCTTCAGGCACTCCTCGCAGAGGGGATGCTTGTGGACGTAGCGGGTGCGGATGCGCTGCCAGGCCCTGCCGTACCGTTTGCCCGGGGAATAGCCGCGCGTGAACCTCTCGTAGTGCCTTTCCATCAGCGCCTTGTGTTCGTCGCAGTACTGTTCGCCGTCCTCGCAGAGGTTCGGGCAGCCCGGGTAGCGGCAGGGGCGTTTCGGTTTCCTTGGCATTGCCTGCCACCTCCTTCCAAGGCATAGGAAAAGCCCCGGAAGGCGTCGGCCCTCCGAGGCTTGATGCGGCTGCGCCGCTTTTCATCCTGTTTTCCTATCATGGTTATATCACGCGCGGGCACCGCCATTCACTGACAGACACTGCCATGGGCTGTCAACTTTCGTCTGGCATGGGGAAATGCTGCAGGGCGCTGCCGTGGATGCGGAAGACCGTCCGCTCCGACACGTTCATCAGGGTCCCGATCTCCTCCCACGTGCAGTTGTCGACGTACCGGTAGCGCAGCACCAGCTGCTCCTCCGGGCTGTCGACCATGTCGATGCGGCGGCCGATCTCGTCCCGGAGCGCTATGAGCCGCGACATCTTCCTCTCGACGTCCGCCTGGATCTCGGCGACCTTCTCCAGGCAGCGGACGAAGTTCGCGTCGGTCCTGCGGTTCGGGCTGTGCGGCATGCCGTCGAACCGCGGGCCGGAGATGCTGGTGGACATGTCCTTCCAGTAGTCGATCTCGCGGAGGCGCGCGTCGATCAGCGCGTCCAGGTGCTTGGCCTGCATCAGGTATTGTTTTGGCGTCATGATTCCACCTCCTCCCGGATCTTCCGGATCAGCGTCTCGCCATCGACCGAGGTGAGGCACGCATACCACGGGGAGCGGAAGAACCGCTCCAGCTCGTCCCTGTCCGCCTTCGCCGACCGGCTTTTCGGATACACGCGCAGGGTCTTCAGCGCCTTCCTGTAATCCTTGGAGGCCTGCAGCACGACGGCGTTCGCGAGATCCTCGTATGGGCCGGTCATCGCATCACCGCCTTCACCGCGTCGATCAGGGCCGACTGCGTCCTGTCCTTGCGCTGCAGGGCGGCAAGGATCCGCCCGTCGATGGTGTCCTTTGTGACGATGTGCTGGATGACGACGGTCCGGCTTTTCTGGCCCTGCCTCCAGAGCCTTGCGTTCGTCTGCTGGTAGAGCTCGAGGCTCCATGTGAGCCCGAACCAGACGAGGGTGCTTCCGCCGTCCTGCAGGTTCAGCCCGTGCCCGGCGGAGGCGGGGTGGATCAGCCCGACCGGGATCCTTCCGGCGTTCCAGTCCGCGATGTCCCCGGATGATTTGATCTCCCGTATGCCGAACCGTTTCCGGATCCTCTCAAGGTCATGCCGGAACCAGTAGGCGACCAGCAGGGGCCTGCCGTTCATGGATTCGATGATGTCCTCCAGGGCGTCGAGCTTCCGGTCGTGGAATTCGATGATCCTCCCGTCGTCCGAATAGATGGCCCCGTTCGAGAGCTGCGCGAGCTTGCCGGTGAGCGCCGCGGCGTTCGCGGCCGTGATCTCGTCCCCGTGAAGCCGGAGGACGAGGTCGTTTTTCAGGGCCTCGTACCGTTTGCGTTCGTCCCCGGACAGCCGCACCTCGTATTCCGTGGACAGGAGCTCCGGCATCCTCAGGTGGTCGGTGGACCTCATCGAGATCGTGATGTCGGATATCTTCCGGTAGATGGCGTCCTCAGCACCGGGCAGCGGCTTGTAGGAGTAGACGGTCGAGCCTTTCCTCTTGTCCGGCACGAAGTAGTCCAGCCGATACTGGCCGATGAACCGTCCGAGCCGTACCCCCTGGTCGAGGAGCCTGAACTCCGCCCACAGGTCCATGAGCCCGTTGGAGGAAGGGGTCCCGGTGAGGCCGACGATCCTTTTCACCGTGGTGCGGACCTTCATGAGTGCCTTGAACCGCTTGGACCTGTGGTTCTTGAAGGACGAGAGCTCGTCGACGACCACCATGTCGTAATCGAACGGGGCGCCGGAGCCCTCGATCAGCCAGACGAGGTTCTCCCGGTTGACGATCGTGACGTCCGCGCCTTGAAGGAGGGCCGCTTTCCGCTCCCTTGCGGTCCCGACCGCGACGGCGTAGGTGATGCCGGACAGGTGCTCCCATTTCCGGATCTCCGCGGGCCAGGTGTCCCTCGCCACGCGAAGCGGCGCGACCACCAGGACGCGGTGGACCAGGAAGCTGTCGAACAGAAGATCGGAGACGGCCGTCAGGCTGATCACCGTCTTGCCAAGACCCATGTCCAGAAGGACCGCGGCGACCGGATGCGTCTCGATGTAGTCGATGGCGTATCTCTGGTAGTCATGGGGTTCGAAGTTCATCCAGCATCCCTCCGATCTGCTTTACGTCATCAATCACATAGACCCGGTATCCCAGCTTCCGAAGGAGCCGGTGACGCGACAGCTGAAGCGGTCTCGGACTTTGCCCGGGTGCCTTCAGCTCCGCGAACGCCATATGCCCGTCAGGCAACAGGATGAGGCGGTCGGGCATGCCCGCGAATCCCGGTGAGACGAGCTTCGGAGCGATCCCGCCCGCGCTTTTTACCGTCACGACGAGTTTTCGTTCTATGTCCTTTTCGTTCATGCGTTCCTCCTCGAAAAATCCGAGGTGTGCAGGTCTCGATGGTCTATTCCTAAAACCCCTATATAGATGTTTGATTCTTCTCTATAGGGACTTTTGTATATAGACCTTCTCGACCTGCACACATGGGGATTCAGCCCAGAAAATCCTGACCTGACTTGAGCCTCAGACCATAAACAAGAATCCCGTTTCTGGTCTTCCTGCGCCTGAACCCGGCCTTCTCAAGGTTCCCGTAGAAATCCGTCGTGCTCCGGGCATACTCCCCGGTCTGAAAGCAGACCGCATGGTACTGCTGGTAGAGATCACCGGATTTCTCCGTGTATGACGGATCCACGTCGCAGTGCTCGTCGATGAACTGGCCGAGCCAGTCATTGTCCTCACGGTATTTGTCGAAGGCGTCCCTGACCGCCTTCGGCTCCGGTATCTTGAACCCCTTGGAGATGGCGATCCCGGCCCCTTCGATGATCCATGAGAGGATCGCCGGGCCCGCCTGCTCGAAAAGGTAGTCGGAGTAGTTCTTGATGTCGGATTTCCCGGTGATCTTCGCATTGAACGGGATCACGATGAGCCGCCTCCAGGTGCCGTCGTCGTTCGCGGACACCTTCGGCAGGTAGTTCGTATAAAGGACGAGCGTGTGCGAGGGGTCGAAGTGGAACGGGTCCTTGTATTTCTTCTCCGCCTCGATCGGATCGACGCTGCACAGCTGCTTCACCATGCCGGTGTTGAGCCGCTGGCCTTCCTCAAGCTCGGATGCGATGATGAGGCGCTTGCCCTTGAGCTCCGCCATTTCCGGTTTGACGTTCCGCTTGCAGTTCATGGTGAGCGCCTCGGCGGAGATCTTGCCGGAGTAGTTTCCGAGGACCCTGGCGATGGTGTTCCAGAAGGTGGACTTGCCGTTCGCGCCGCCTCCGTAGGCGATGATCATCTGCTCCGCGTAGACGCGTCCGACCGCAGCCATGCCGACGATCTGCTGCACGTAGCCGATGAGCTCCCGGTCGCCGCAGAAGAACAGGTCAAGGTTCTGAAGCCACAGATCCGTTCCCTTGTCGCCGGGAGAGCAGGCCGTGATCTTCGTGATGAGATCGTCCGGATCATGCGGATGACTGCCCATGAGACCCTTCGTCAGATCGTAGGTGCCGTCCGGCGTGTTGAGGAGCTCCGGATCGTAGTCGAGTTCGGACACGTCAAGCGCCAGCATCGGCTTCGCGGCGTTCTGCGCGTTGACGATGTTCTTGTAGTTCCGGTACTTCATGACGAACTTCTTGTAGGTGTCCGCGCCAAGCAGCGCATGGAGAAGCCCCATCTTGTTTTCCGGAACGGCGTTCACGAGCGCCTTGCCTCTTGCCTTGACGTCGGATTCCGGTACGCCGAGGGCGATGAGGTTCTCCTCCGCGATGCGGATCGCCTCCGTCGCATCAAGAAGCTGGTCGTCCATGAAGCTCTCGACGACGCCCAGCGATTTCTGCTTGTCCTCGTACCAGCGGTCCCCGCCGAAGGCGATGAAGTCCGTGGCGCTCGTGAAGCGGAGCCGGTCCCGGCACTCCTTGGAGATGACCTTGGCCTCTCCGATGTCGGAGTAGTCCTCCGGCTTCAGGAAGCCGGTACCGAACGTGTCCTCGTACTCGTCTGGCGGAACGTATCCGTCGCTTCCCTCCACCTTGCTTTTGAAGAACTTCAGGGCGCTCCGCCAGATGGTCCTGAGCTCCTTTGCCGGAAGCGGCGGATCGCATTTCCCGGCTCGCTCCAGATACGCCTCGTAGGCTTTGTCCGTGTCGCCGAAGCGCTTCAGCACGCGGCCAGCGAAATGGGACATCGTGTTGTTGCGGCTTCCCTCCGGGATCGACCCGCCGGTGTAGGCAGGCGCATCCGGTGCTTCCCCGTCCGGCGCATCCGGCAGGATCCGGTCGATCGTGAGCGTGCCTTCATGCCAGAACACGTCCTCCGGTTTCACCTTCGCGCCATACAGGAATCGTGCGGCGTCGAGCGCCTTTGAGTCGAAGAACGGGAACTTCTGCATGCCGGATTTCTTGAGCGCGGCGAAGGCGTCGGCGTCCGTGCAGACCGTGATCGGCGCGACCAGATGGAAACGGGGACGGGGCGAGTAGCTGTCTTTCCGGAGCATGTTGTGGCGGCTCGGGGAGGCGGCGAACGCCACGTCCGCAAGAGCGCCTCCGGCCAGCTTCTTCGGCGTCACCCAGTCATCCGGGTTTTCCGAGAAATCATTGTCGCAGTCCCAGACGATGGCGTCGGCGGAGATGAAGTTGTCGTTCGACCGGTAGCTGTTCCTGTATGCCGCGGTCACGTGGTCGCGTGCGACGGCGGCGGCGAAATCCTCCGGGGTGTTGATGATCGCTTCATGCGGGTAGAGGCAGTTGGCCTCGTTTCCCGTGCAGTCCGCGGTGTATAACGTGAATCTCATGCTCAGTCGTACACCTCCTTCGATTCGTCCTCGAGCACCCTCACGATGAACCTGAGCGCCCGGATCATGGTCTCCAGCTCGCAGTCACCGCCGAGGACGACCTCGAATCCCGTCGCGTCCCCGTAGCGGTCGCGGAGAACATGGACGTCCATGTCCGTGCAGGCCGCATCCGAGATCCGGAAATAGGTCCTTCCGCCGTGCCCGCTGTCGCCGCCCTTGTAGCCGGTGGTCCCGGCCTCGACATCGAGGATGTTGGCGCTGACGACCTCGCGCCCGTAGGTTGTGATTTCCGTCCCGTCATCCAGCACCTTGCTGTGTTCGTTTATTTCGTACATGCTCAAACCTCCTGGCAGTCTTCCGTGAAATGGCGCAGATGGTAGCCTTTCCATCTGGCGCGTTTGATTTCCGTTTCCATCCCCGGGGAGATCCTGTCCCCGAACACCCAGACCTCCGCGCATTTGCTCATCAGGGCGTTCCCGAAAAAGAGTCCGAGTGAGCGTTCCGTCTCATCGTCGTCGTCAAGGAACTGGGGAAACAGAAGATGCGGAGCAAGCGGGATGTATCCCTGCTCCGTAGCGAAACGGCAGAAACGTCTGGCGGCCTCGACGTTCCTCTCCACGTCCCCGGCATATGGGGAGCAGATGTAGACGATCGGCCGGAATGCCTTGAGTGATCTCCGCTCCTCGGCCTCGATGTTTCTGAGAGCCTCGTAGCATGTAGGGTCCGGATAGCCTTCGCTGTTCTTGTAATCCATGTGCCTTACCTCCTTCCCGAGGCGCTTTTTCGCCTCTGCTTCCCACTGGAGAAGGAGCGACGTTTTGAGCGGGAGAACCCGCCTCCGTTTTCAGGAGGCGGGCCGAGAAGGGGTCATCGTTCGATGAGTGGCAGGTTGCCGTCAGCCTTCATCCGTTCATAGATGAAGAGCCTTCCGGCCTGCGTCCAGTAGGTATGGACCGCGGTATGGATCTCACCGTCGCTTCCGGTGAAGGTCGTGGTCTTCGTGGAGGTGTAGCCCTTGTCGGCGTACTGCTGGTAGAGAAGCCAGATGCCGCTCGGCTGCCTGAACTGGATGCCTTTCTCATGAAGCCACTTGTTCATCCGTTTCGCGCTCCAGCCGTAATCCTTGGCGATGACGGAGATCGCGACGAGATCCTTGCAGTTCAGGACCACGTCGTAATAGCTGGCCTTCGGCGTCATCTCGGCGATCTGCTGCGTCTGGACGGCGACCGTGTTCTCCATCTGCTGCCTTTTCTCGCGTTCCGCCTTGAGTTCCTGCAGGGCGGCGATGGCGATGTCCGGGTTGGCCAGGATGTCATCGATGGCGTAAAGGCCATGCCTTCGGATGGACGGCAGGACCTCCGAGGTCACCCAACGCTTGAAACGCCTCGCCGTGGGCAGCTTGCTGCCGAGGATCAGGGAGTACAGGCCGGACTCGTTGATGACGATGGTTTCCTTCATCTGGTTTCCGTCGTGAACCATCAGCTTCTGCCGGTCGTCCTCGTCTACGTGCCGGTTGATATCTCGACTACCGTTCTGGTACTCGAGGATGTCGGCGACGTCCTTGCCGACGAACCACGGGTCACCGTCGATCGTGATGGTGCGTACGGTTCCGAACTCCGCGTTTGTGAATGTTGTCATTTCGTTTGCCATGAGGTTGTCCTTTCCGGGCGGGCGGAAGGTTTTCTGTCTGGTGCTCGCCCTTTCACCTCCCACTGGGGAAAGGCAGCCGTTTTGAGCGAAAAAACGCCTCCGCTTATTTCTGCGGAGGCGTGGGATGCATGTGGACAAGGCTGTTTCAATCTTTCTTATAGAACGGCGTGGTATAGCCGTCCGCGCGAAGGACAAGCCCCGGTGTCCACGGTGGGGTCCTGCCCATCTGCTCGCAGATCGCATCAAGGGAGACTTTTAGGTCTGCTTCGATGATCAGCTCGTCATGGACGTGCATGACGATCCGGCAGCAGCGGAGCGTCTTCATGGCAAAGCACAGGATGTCGCGGGATGTGGCCTGCACGATGTTCTCCACGAATTTCGGACCGTAGGAGTCGAGGCGTACCCATTTCTTGGAAGCGCCGATGCCCTCGTAGGTGATGCATTCGCCGCCGAACCGGTTCGTCCCGATCCTCGGCTTCACATACGCGAGTTTTCTGCCGGAGGGCAGCCGGATGAACAGCATGCCGGAGCGGCAGTCGAATGTCAGGCCGTAGATGGTGGATGGGGCGTGGTATCGGACGGCGTTCATGACGGCCCTGTCCACATCCCACCAGAACCGGACGATGCGGGGGTTCGTCTGCCGCCACGCGTCGACCAAGGGAGGAAGCTCGTCCTCGGAGAGCCCCATCTCGAGCGCGCCCATCGCCTTGAGCGCCCCGACCGACCCGCCGTAGCCGAGCGCGAGCTCTGCGATCTTGCCTTTCTGCCGCAGGTGCCCGTTCACCCCGTGCTTCACGACCGGCACATGGAACATCTGGGAAGCCGACGCGCAGTAGATGTCGCCACCGTCCTCGAACACCTTCTGCCGCCACTTCTCACCGGCGTACCATGCGATCACCCTTGCCTCGATGGCGGAGAAGTCGGCGACGTAGAAAAGCATGCCGTCCTTCGGGATGAAGGCAGTCCGGATGAGCTGCGAGAGCGTGTCCGGGACATCCTCGTAGAGCATCTTGACGGCCTCGAAGTCCCCGGACTTCACCAGTGCGCGGGCGGAGGAGAGATCCTCCAGATGGTTCTGCGGGAGGTTCTGCAGCTGGATCAGGCGTCCGGCCCAGCGGCCCGTGCGGTTCGCACCATAGAAGGCGAACATCCCACGCGCCCTTACGTCCTCGCAGATGGCCCGCTGCATGGTCTGATATTTCCTGACGGATGATCTGGCAAGCTGCTGGCGAAGCTCAAGAGCCTCCCTGAGTCTTGGCGGAACGGAATCGATAAGCTTTGCGACCTCTTTTTTCCCGAGGCTTCCGACCTCGACCCCTTGCAGCGCAAGCCACTGCTTCATCTGCTGCACGCTGTTCGGATTGTCGAGGGAGGTCAGGTCCTTCATCGCGGCAGTGAGCTCCGACCGTGACCGGGAATCCATCTCGATGGCTTTCTCCACAAGATCCATGTCAAGTCGGACGCCGCGGTCGTTGATCTCCTGATCGATGTGGTATTCGTCCCACACGGAGTCCGGCACCGGGAATTTGGACAGTCGCTGCTTGATCCCCATTTCCGTTTCGACGTCCCGGATGTTGTATCGCTTGAACGCTTCCCACTTGTCCGGGGCGTGGCGGGGAAGGTTCCTGGTCCTGCCACCGTTCGATTTCGTCGGCGTGCAGGGGACGCAGAAGTATTTGATGAGGTCCTTGCCCTCCGTGAGCTTCTGCTTCTCCAGCCCGAGGACCGTGCCGACGCCTTCCAATGAGCGAGGCAGCCCCATCGTGGAAGCCCAGACCATGGAGCAGCGCCAGCTTTCCGGGTTCAGGAAACGGGCGCGTTCCGTGGACAGGGGATGGCCGTCGTGGAACGGGTCGAGGCTCAGGCCCTTGTCGCGCAGGTACCGGGACAGGCAGACACGTTCGAAGTTCGCGTTGTACGCCCACTTGACGACCTCGTCACTGACAAGGGCGTCGATGAGGTCCGGCGGGAGCGTTTCCCCCTGCGCGAGATCGATCGTCCCGGCCTCGCCGTTGTCGACGGAATATCCGAAGAGCAGGATCTCGAAGGCAGGAGATTCGGCGTACTTATACACGCCGCATTTGCCGAGCTCGACGTCACTATAGGTTTCAATATCTATGCTCAGTGTTTTCACTATTTGCCTCCAACCAGACAGGCGGCGGGGATCGCTCCCCACCGCCTGCCGTGTGCTTATTCCAGGTTGAGTCCCTTCATCCGCGCATCGTGGTATTCCTTGTCACGCCGTGCCTTCTCAAGCTCGAGCTTTTTCTTCTCGGCTTCCCACTTCGCATTCTCCATGTCGCGTCTGCGGTCATCGACCGTGTCGATGACCGAGCGGACGATCCAGAAAGCGGCGAGAAGGATATACAGAGACAGGGTCAGGGCGCAGAGAACATATGTCCAGGCCATGGCGGCCTCCTTAGTCCAGGAAATCCTCGTCATCGTCGGTCGCGAAGTCGGACTCGGCGCTTGCCTTTCCTCCGAGCGGCTCGCCGTCACGGATCTTCTGCAGGTTGTTGAGCCCGCAGGCGATGCCCCTGTTGCCGGAGCTGTTGAACGCGTAGAAGGTGATGCTGGCGCGTCCGTAAACGCCGCTGTACACCTCCGAGCGGGTGAGGATCGGATTCAGGTCAGCATCCACGATGCCCGGAGCGGTGGTGGCGTTCGCATTGACGAAGTAAGCGTTCCTGTAGGCATCGTCGTCCGGACGCTCCACATCGCCGTCGCGCAGGGGCGTCTTGATCGCCGACAGGGCGGGCACGCTCTTTCCGTTCCCGCGCAGCTTGGCCTCGCCCTCCTTGTAGGCCGCCTCGATGGCCGCCTTGATCTTGGTGAGCGTCGCGGTGTCGGACTTCGGGATGATCAGGCTGACGCTGTACTTCGGGGTTCCGCCGTTGATCGACTTCGGCTCCCACACGTTTGCATAGCTCCAGCGGGTGTTCGGTCCAGTGATGACCTTCATGGGGTTGGCGATTCGTTTACTCATGGTGTTTTTCCTCCTTGAAATCGTTTTTTGCTGTGTTCATGGCCGGGCGCTTGTCGCTGTCCGGCACGAGGGTGGGTTTGCCCTGCGGCCTCTCGATGTATGCCGACAGGAGTCCGTCGAAACGGGATTTGCCGAGGAGTTTCTGCATGGCGGTGATGCCGAGGAGCTTCCTCTCGTACGGGTCGTACCCGGCGTCGGTGACCGCCTTGGCGACGGACGTCTCGTCGGTGTACCTGCGGACGGATCGTCCCTCGACCAGTTTGAAGCCATGCCATTCCTTCCCGGAGAGCGCCTGCCGGAGCGCGTACTCCTTGACGTCGGACGCCCAGGAGACCAGACCGTCCACCTTGGAGAGGATGACCTCGATCTCCGCGTCGGACAGCTCCGGCGGAAGCCTGAAGTCATGCTGCGCGAGCTTCAGGTTCTCCTCCGCCCGGGCGCGGCAGATGCTCTTCGCCTTGCAGAACCGGCACCAGTCGCCGCAGGAGAATTCCCCCTTGCCGACCCATGCGAGATCCGCGGCGGGCTTCAGGACATCCGTGGCCCAGGCGAGAAGACCCGTCTTCGGGATCCGCCACTCGCTGACGTTTGAACGTCTCGGCTGGTAGATGTGCAGGGCGACGTCCCCGATGTCGTAGATGTCGTCGAAAAGCTCCAAGGCACCGAGCGCGTAGCATTTGAGCTGCGGGTTGTCCTCGGCCGACACCTCGATGCCGGTCCCGTACTTGAGATCGATGATGTGTAGCGTTCCGTCCGCGATGACGAGTGCGTCGGCGGTGCCGAAGCCCTGTTTCACCCAGCGGGAGAAATCCACGCGCTGCTCGACCATGACGGCCGGGTCCGCGCAGGCTTCCTTCGCGGCCTGCACCTGCTCGAGCACGTAGCTCGTGTATCCGTCGGTCGCCTCGTCCATCTCCTCGTCATAGAAGTCGAGGCTCTCGGGCGGGTCGTCGGTCGGCTGGCCGAGCGCCTTGCGGAGCTTGTACTCTGCGAGTGCGTGTGCGCAGGTGCCCTCGAGGGCGTAGTCGCTTCCCTTGTCCGCGAAGCCCTCGCCGAGCCTGACGGACGGCGGGCAGTGGATCCACCGGTCTGAGCCGGACGCTGAAAGGACCGCATGCTGTCTTTCAGAATTCATTGAGTCCCTCCGCGTCATACAGCAGGGCCTCGTAGTCCTTCGGGTCGACGGCCGACAGTTTGCTCGCCCCGTACTTGTGGAGCAGCTCGCGCACCTGATCCGTGTATCCGGCGCGGGACTTGTCTGCAAGCACGGCGCGGACATCGGCCAGCGACAGCTTCGGTTTCTCCTGCTGGTCGGCAGCGGTCTCTGCGTTCTGCCGCTTATCGTCTCCGGCGGACTGCCGGGCGAGCCGGTCGGCTGCCGCATTAATGGCAGCGGCCGCCTCCCTGAGCTCTTTGATGGTCTGATCCATCTCGGACGCTGTTGGCATTTGTTTTTCCTCCTTCCTCGGATTTGCTGTTGGCGGCAAGGATCGCCAGGTTCCTTGCCAGTCTTGCGGAGACGCGGCTGATGGCGTGCAGGAGTCGGATCTCCTCGTTCGCCGTGTCCGCCGGTGCGCCCCCGCTGTCCGTGTAGCTGCGGTACATGTTGTTCACCTCGCTTTCCGGGCTCTTGTCTTGCCCTTCACCTTCCACTGGAGAAGGGCCCGCGGTTTGAGCGGAGGAAAGGAAAAAACTGCCACTGTCCTGAAATCGGGACAGCGGCAGATGGATAATGGGATCAGGAGTTGCGGTAAGGCCGGAACTCGTCGCGGAGCCTCTTCATGCGATCCGAGAAGGTCTTCTGCGGCCGACCGATGGCTTCGGCGATCTTCCGGTCGGAAAGATTCGGGTTCTCGCTCCAAAGCTCGAGGATCTTGTCCGCGTCAGGATCAAGCTCATGCAGACGAGCAGTGAGCCGTTCCAGAAGGTCCCGGTCGGATATGATCTCTTCGGGAGTCGGGTTTTCGTCCGGCACATAATCGCCGCGCGTCCCCTCGCCGTCGGGCAACGGGTCATCGAGGGAGACCTCGTTGCGCGTGTGGAACTCGCAGTCAACGCAGTTGCCGTCGCACAGCCACCACTTGCCGCGCGGGCAGAAGCAACGCCCCGAGTACTGCTCGCGCTTGCGCAGATTCGTGCGCCACCTGTCGAATTCCCGGTACTGGTCCTCCGGCACCTCATACCAGGTGCGGGTGGTCTTGTCATAGATCCGTTGACTCTGATTGCCGTTGTTTTTCATGTGCGATACCTCCGTTCGCTTCTCCCGAACCGGAGGCACCGCGTAAAAAAGGAGCGTGGCCAGCCATCCAGAACGGGAAATCTGTTCTGAAAGGCCAGCCACGCTCGTAAGCTGGTTGTTGTTCAGTTATTGCCGCCAGGGCGGTTCGAGCCACCTCTGTGCACCGGGGTGAACGGCCATGACGGCGGGCGGTTTATTGACATGCCCGGGTCGCAGAGAATCAGTCGTCGTTGATCATCAGCTCGAGGTCACTGAAGACCTCCTCGTAACATGCAGGGCTGAGGTCATCGAAGCAGGTGGCGTCATACCTTGCGAACACCGCCTTGGCCACGGCCGCCCCATAGATGGAGCAGACCTCGTCCGCGCTGCTCTCGATGTTGATGTGCCACATTTCCTTGTCGTCGCGGGTCAT